GCAAATGACCATCTTCGCTGACCTGATGCAATACCCCAGCTCCCACTCCCGCGAATGCCTGCGCCAGAACCGCTGCGTCTGCGGCCACTACGAGCGCCAGAACGCAGACTTCGAAGCGCGGCTCAAGCAGGCAATGGAGCGCTATCCCAATCAACCGCAGTACGACCACGCAGAGCACAAGCGCTTCATGAGGGGGTTGTGATGAAAAAAGTATCCGCAGCAATTATCTGCGTCGGCCTTGCAGGCGTCGGCGCATATCTCGAAATCAATCACCAGAGCGCCACGTTCGTTTGGATTGGCGCCGTAATCGCATTTTTGGTCGCTTAACCACTGGAGAGAGCAATGGGCGAACCCCAACGATACAAAGCGGACATGCAAGTGCGGGCAGCGCAGCAATACGCGGGACTCGGCGGCGACCCCGTCGTCGCGGTCCGCGAGACGACCATGTCGACGCTGGCTAACGAACTCGCGGATGCAATCGTGGACCTGCGCGCGGGCATCACGAACCTGTATTCGGAACTGTCAGGTGTGTGCATGCCGCCGCAGGTGACGGATGCTCCCGCCGAGCAGCCGATGCATCCGCTTTCATCGCTTGGCCAGTTGCAAGGGCTGATCGAGCAAGTACGCGGCGCTGAGCGCGACGTGCGCGACATGATCAGCGGGCTGCGGGTGTGACGATGAAACTCTGCAAAGACTGCCGACATTTCAAGCACATCGCTGGCACCCCGTATGACGCTTGCCGCCACGAAGGAGCGGCGCGCAATCCGGTGAGCGGCCGTGCATTTGCCGAATTTGAGCGAACTGCGATCGGAAATTGCAAGGCCGAGGGGAACCTGTTCGAGCAGCGGCCGGCGCGCGTCAGCTTCTTCAAGCGGATATTCGGATAGCCGGGCTAACGGGGGAATCATGGATCAAATCGACGAACTGCTGCTGGACTGGTACTCGTACCAGAGCGAATACACGCCTAACCTCGATTACGGCGGCGCCGATCCTGCATGCCGCGATTTCCGCATCAGTCGCCAATGGATGGATTACGACGACCTGGACGCAGAGGTCGAGCGGAACCTGAAGGCGGCGGTCGGCAAGGTGATCGAGCCGATGATCCATAAGCTCGACACGCGGTATCGGCTCGCGATCAACACAGCGATGCGCAATTTCCTCAGCGGCTCGGCGGTGTGGGTCAATCCGCGCTATCCCCAAACGCAGGAAGAGGACTATGCGCGCGCGAAGGCGATTCTGTGTCCGAAACTGGTATCAGCGGGATTGCTTGAAAAAACAGCTTGTAAACCGCTTGAACTTGTTCTATGATCGCCGCGTGGGGCATAGTTGCCTCCAAAATTTGCCAAAGATCATCGAAGCCTCGCCGGTTAAAAGCCGCGCGGGGCTTTTTATTGCCCGCGAGAAATGATCCATTCCATCCGAGCCAAGCAGGTAGCGATCGTCTGCTTCGATCAGGACCTGAAGAACCACGACATGCTGCAGAGCCTGGGCCATCCGGCGCCACGTGTTGTGCACTACCAGGTAACGCTGGATCCCGAACGTCTTTCACCGGATGGCGAGTTCGTCCGGCTGGGTCAAGGAAACGACGGCCAAGGGCAAAGTGACGAGATCACGGGATGGATCCCACTGATCGACCTGACCATCGAAGAAATCCTCGCTGATTGGGATGGCGAGCAATTCCAGATTCACGAACCGGGCGCCGAGCGCGCCGCATAGGAGCAGGACATGACTACCCTCGCAAAACTGATGGGTTCGGCCGTCCCGGCGGCTCAGGCTCAGGCTACGACTGCTGGCGTGCCGCTGCTGAGCCAGACGGCCGCGGGCACCACACAGGCGAACGCTTACGCGATCGTCAGCGATTTCACCGTTTTCGGCACCGTCGCATCAGGTTCGGGCGCACGCCTTCCGCCTGCCAATGCCGCATCTCTCACCGCTCAGCAAGGCGACATCTACGTGGTGGTGAACGGTCAGGCAACGAATGCGCTGCTGGTCTATCCGCCGGTCGGTGGCAATTTCGCGGCGGTCGCGGTCAATACCGCGGTAAGCGTGCCTGCGGGTAAGACGGCCGATTTCTACTGCCTGGGCGGCAACGTCTGGGCAGCGAGTATTGGCGGCTGATGGTCAAAACTAGACCGAGGTAGACATGGCGGCCGGGAGAAAGACGGGCGGAAGAACAAAAGGAACGCCCAACAAAACGACAACGGCGGCGAAGGAGGCTATTTCTCTCGCCGCGGAGCAGTTGGGTGGAACTGACCGATTGGTCTCGTGGGCCAAGGAAGATCCAGCCAACGAGCGCGTCTTCTGGGGGACGATCTATCCCAAGCTGTTGCCGCTGCAGGTGAGCGGAGAGGGCGGCGGCGCGATCGTGCATAAGGTCGAGTTCGAAATTGTCGACCCTACGGGTACAGGTTCCACGCAAGCTTAAGTCGCTGCTGCTCCCCAAGCGGTACAAGGGGGCATACGGCGGCCGGGGTGGCGCTAAGTCGCACTTCTTCGCCGAGCAGATCGTCCTCCGATGTCTGATGCGCCCAACGCGTGTGGTGTGTATCCGCGAGGTGCAGAGCTCGATCAAGGATTCGGTCCGACAGCTTCTGGTCGACAAGATCGAGAAGCTCGGTGTTGGCAGCATGTTCGAGGTGCTGGACAACGAGATACGCGGTCCACAGGGATCGCTGATCGTATTCAAGGGCATGCAGTCGTATAACGCGACGAACATCAAGTCGCTGGAAGCGTACGACATTGCCTGGGTGGAAGAGGCGCAGACGTTCACGCAGCACTCGCTGGATCTGCTGCGTCCGACGCTGCGCAAGGAAGGCTCGGAGTTGTGGTTTAGCTGGAACCCGCGGTTCAAGACTGACCCGGTAGACCAGTTCTTCCGCCGCAATCCGCCGCCCGATGCAGTCTCAGTGCTGATCAACTGGCGCGATAACCCGTGGTTCCCGGACGTACTGCGGCGGGAAATGCTGCACGACTTCGCGACGGATGAGGACAAGGCAGAGCACATCTGGAACGGGGCATACGGCAATAGCCAAGGCGCGATTCTGGCGCGTCTGGTCAATGCTGCGGAGCGCGCCGGCCGGATTAGCGATGAGATCGTGTATGACCCGCTTGGCGCACCGATCGAGGTATCGAGCGACATCGGATTCCGCGATACGGCTTCGTGGTGGTACTGGCAGCGCGTGCAGGGCGGCTTCCACCTGCTGAAGTACGAGGGCGAGTCGGGTTACGACGCTGACGACTGGATCCCGATCATCGGCAAGAACATCGAGGCGATGGGCGCCAAGCTCGGGCAGATATGGCTGCCGCACGATGCGCGCGCCAAGACGTTCCAGAGCAAGCACACGACGGCCGAGAAATTCCTTGAGTCGTTCGGCGGCGGCAAGGTAAGCGTTGTGCCGCAAAGCAAGAAGATGGACCAGATCAGCGCGGCGCGTTCTGTCCTGCCCAAATGCGCGTTCAACGAGACGGCGTGCGAACACGGGCTGGACGGCCTGAGAGCATGGGAATACGAGTACGACGAGGAAAACGGTGTGTTCTCCCGTGAGCCTCTGCACAACTGGGCTTCGCACCCTGCCGACGGCTTCTGCTACGGCGCGCAGGTGATGAGCGACGCCGAATACATCAAGCCAGCACAGGAACCGGACTGGGAGCATCTCGACACGCGCGAGACGCTCAACGACGTCTGGGCGGACCACATGCGTCAAGTGTCAAACCATCGGAGGCTGTAATGGCAGCTACCTTTAGCGGTCAGGGCGTACGGATTACCGCGAGCACCACGGTCAACAAGATCCCTGGGCAGACGCTCATCGGCCTGATTCTGGCGATCGGCGCGGCCGGCACGGTTCAGGTGTTCGACAGCAGCGGCACGGCCACCACGACGCCGCTGACGGGCGTGCTCACGAATCCGGGTAGTAACGTATTCCTGCCGCTGTATCTGGCCTGCCAGCAGGGGCACTACATCGTGATCACGGGCACGGTCGACTGCACCGCGGTGATCGGCTAATGGCTGCTCGCGTCCAGCGTTCGCCCGAGGTTGAGCGCTATATGGGCTACATCGTGGCCTATGACAAGGCGTTCACGAAGTGGTGTGACCGAACTGGCAAGATCGTCAAGCGGTATCGGGACGATGCGAAGGAATACACGTATGGAAACGAGAGCGCGCGGTTCAACATCCTATGGGCCAACGTACAGACACTGGTTCCAGCAACCTTCAGCCGTCTACCTCAGCCCGACGTCTCCCGTCGTTTCCGCGACAGTGATCCAGTGGGACGCGTCGCGTCTCTGCTTCTCGAGCGGGCGCTGGAATTTGAGGTGCGCCACTATCCCGACTACCGGGAGGCGATGAAAAACAGCGTCAACGATCGCTTTCTGGGCGGTCGTGGCGTTGCATGGGTGCGGTACGAGCCGAAGACCAGCGTTCAGGAGCCATTGTCGCCGAGCGAGACCGGCGACGACATGGCAGTGATCGAAGGTGCTGGCGCGGACCAGATCAGCGAAGATGAGCCGCTCGAGCAGATCGACGACGAAACCGCACCGGTCGATTACGTCAACTGGCGCGATTTCGGCCATTCGGTTGCGCGCACGTGGGAAGAAGTCACGTGCGTATGGCGCCGCGTGTACCTTTCCTACGACAAGCTGTGCGAGCGCTTTGGCGAAGAAACCGCCATGCGCATCCCGCTTGATCAGACACCGGGCGAAGAGGATTCGAACGGCAACAACACGTCTCGCATGAAATCGGGCGTGCAGCAGCGCCACAAGCAGGCATGCATCTACGAAATCTGGGACAAGACCACGCAGAAGGCTGTATGGCTGCACAAGTCCCTTCGCGAACTGCTCGACGAGAAGCCTGATCCGCTCGAACTGGAAGGCTTCTTCCCATGTCCGAAGCCCCTGTTCGGCACGATGACCAGCGACACACTGGTTCCTGTTCCCGACTTCATCCAGTATCAGGACCAGGCTAATGAGCTCGACACGATCAGCGACCGGATTGACGGGCTGATCAAGGCGCTCAAGGTGCGCGGCGTCTATAACGCCGAGTTCAAGGAATTGCAGCGCCTGTTCACTGAGACGGGCAATAACGACCTGATCCCGGTCAAGGGCTGGGCAGCATTCGCCGAGAAAGCCGGCCTGAAGGGTGCGATTGACATCGTTGACCTGACGCCTATCTTCAGCGCCATGCAGGCTCTTTTCGAGGCACGCGAAGAGGTTGTGCAGCAGATCCACGACATCACCGG